CGGCTTCAACTTGTCCTTGGTGCCTTTGTGATCGTTGCGTTCCTTGCGAAGCGCCTCGCTCACTGTATCGACATCGGCTTGGGTTTTCATGCCAGTCACACCGGACACGGTCACCGAGCCATCGTCATTAACAGTGAAGATTTCGTTGAACACCGCATCCTCTTGGAAAGCGGCGGGGACAGCATCTTTGTTTTCGTATGTAAGTTCGATCGCCATCGATCTATTCCTTTTCTCGCATCACGCGTTTGTTTCGTCCACATCGGACGGTTTTCCAGTTTTGTCTTTTTGGTCTCCATTCCGGTCACCAGATTCGGCACGTTTGAAGATCGTGCTTTCCTCTGCTTTAGCCGCTGCCATTTCCTCCTCGAACGTCATGCTCGTAAGTCCACGATCAACAGCTTGTTGATGGAGAGTTCTTGCACTGATCGGGAATCCCAGATTCCTTGCAGTCTGTTGCTCGACCATCGTCTGGCCGGTCAACTCGTGATCGCCGAATTCCCTGTTGGGCTCGACGGACACTTCATTTGGATCGAGGCGCATCCACTCTGCACAAATCTTAAGGATGGACTCAAGCCCTTTGGCTCCAGCATCCGCAATTTGATTGAGGTCAGCTGTTCGCGCGGCGATCCGAATACCGAGAGACTTACCGCTCTCCCGTTCACGGCTGGTGCTGTCAAGCGATTGTGCACCCATGGAGCCAGCCCGTGAGCGGTCCTCCTTGAGTGCTTCACGTTGCTCAGACAGACCATCAGAGGTCACGCCGATGAACTTGGCGTCGCCCTGTGGGTTACTGATATCGATACGAGCGCCCGCGCCTGTCCGCAGGGTTTCGTCCTCCTCTTGTCCACCGCCAATGACCACGAGGGTATCTTGTCCCTGCATGAACAGGTTCTGGCGGTAATCTGCTTCGCCACGATACACAGTCATGCAGAGTTCGCCGAGGTCCAGCAAAGGTGGCTCGTCGGGTTCTGTTGTGAGATCGCAGGAGTTGATAATAACGAATGGAATCTTTTGGAGCATTTCACCCTTGAGGGAAGGTTGCTTCAATGATTCTGGCTTGAAGTCCACATCTTTGGAATTGAACACGCCGAAGCTGTAAGAAGCCTTCGAGACGTTGACATCAATTGAGCCGAGGATAAGCACACGATACTTCTCCTCCACTTCCCATGTGAACGAAGTATTGGCTCGTTCATACTCTGATTCATCAAGAACCACAAAGTTCAGCACCTGAGGAACCAGACCCTCCTTGGTGCCATCATCCCAATTGATCAGGCGCTCTGTGGCATAGGTGGCAAGGTAGGGCATGTCCCCGCCCGACGTAGGGAGGTCTGCCAGCACTCCGAGGCGACCCGTGACAAGCTGTTCTGTGTTGATGCGCACCAGCAACTGATGAAGGTCCTCGCCACGAGATGAACGAATGTTCTCCATCTCCTTGGGCAAGGTGATCTTCGCAGGTTGAGAGTGGAGCATCCCGACCGCTGTCTGAACCGCTTCCCGGACGAAATTGGGAAAGCGGGCTCGCATCAAATAGGCCGCATAAGCCTTTGATCCAGGCTGTTCCGGACTTGTCATTCCGTCTGCAACCTGTCCACTCGTCGGAGGTAATAGGTCTGCCTCTTGGATTTCACTTGACGCTGACCCTTGTAAGCATCACGCATGAGCGTCCAATCTTCGACGGCGCTCATATAGTTCGGGTGCTTGGATGACAGATCAGTGGACATTGGTCGCTCCGGATACAGACGAGTTGCACCTTACTCCGACCAAATGAATCTGACAAGGAGTTTATTTCATGTCAGTAGGCTGTGCCACTTACAGACCCACTTGTGGTCTTCATTCCGCGATGACGAACACGATAACGGGTTTCATCAGCCGTGTGATCCTCAGCTTCGGTATTCACATCGTCCAAGTTGTCGTCATCCCTCGAAAGTCCAGGAACAGTCCTGATCCATTGTGTGCATCGGTCAAAGATAAACATACCAGGATTCTCACGAGGCCCAAAGATGTGGTCACCATCGTCATTCTGGCCCCAAGAGAGTGGGGTGAGCGTTCTTGATCATCTGGCGCATCTGCACCCAACCAGTAGCGCGTGATCCCGGACGTTGTCTGCTTCCATCCATGTGACGCCCTTGTAAACGGATACCATCGTCCAATCGGACTTTCACCTTCATGTCTGTGGCAATACAATCCCGTTTTCAGCAGCAAAAATCTGACTATCTGCAACTCCGGACTTCACACGGCACCAACTCCCGTCTCCCTGCTCGCGCCAGCCCCAATTGATCTCTCTTTCCACGATACCACGGGCAATGTCCGTCGCCAGCATCTGAACGCCCTCGTTGGGCTTGCCGCTCCAACCATACCACTCGTTGATCCGGAACATATCACCTCGAACAGTGGACCTCCAGCTTCCATCATGGACCTTGACGTCCTCACCGTTGGAAACAGCCCACCATCCCACGGAGAAGGGCTTTTGAAGAACCCCAATCGAAACTCCGATCAATGGACCAGCGATCTGGAATGTTGAACGGACGGACGATGTTGTATTTGGGATCCCATACATCGGCAAACATACCGCCGCTGACGATATCCCAGCTTCCTTCCAGCCACGCTTTCCGTTCTGCCTCGTTACGAGCAGAGGCAGCAATCTTATTGATGTAGTCTGGGTCTTCCTTGAGGAGAATCTTGTTCTCTTCCAGCTTGGAGAAAATACTGAGGCGAGGAGGCTCGATCAAACCGCGCTCATCAGTCAAACCCCTCCGGACTTTCATGTTCATGGTGTCCGGCATGTATCTCATTTTGACCCAGTTGTGACCGGGACCATATGGGTTCGTCGTTGCGCGGATCATACGCGGCATTCCAGGCGTTGAACTCCGACAACACGAGAACATCCTCTTGTAGCCAGTGTCCGTCGCCCAATTACAAAGTTCTTCCCAGCCAATCCACGGATATTCGTGTCCGTGATAGTTCCAGTAGTCGTCATCTTTGCGGAATTGACGCAGCAGAAGTTCCTCGCCAGTCGGCCAGACCCATTTGTGCTCACTCCCGTTGAACTTGGCTTGCGGCCAAATCTGCGGGAACCACTTCTTGGTCTTCGTAATGACATCTGTCAACTGTTTATAGGTCTGCCGGAACAGAATTCCTTTCCAGCCTGCCCCGAAACCTTGACCAACGTGCATCCCGAATGACATCAGCAGACAGTCGGTCTTACCACCGCCTCGGGAACCCTGAAATAGAACTTCAAAGATCGGAGTCGCAGCAAGAAACGCTTCTTGGCTCCCTGCCTGCGGCTTCCAAATCACGTTATCGGGAAATTGTGTCATAATATAAACCATCCATCAAAAGAAATAAGACCAGACCGACTTGGATGAGGATCATGAAACATTTCGTTCATCTCTCGGTCCCACACAACTAAGTGTCGTGCCCCACGAGGAGAAATGCCAGAGCGACCAACGTATCTCGGCCAAAACTCTTTCTCATTGTCTGGTGCGAAGTTTAGAATGTAACCTTTTTCTTCAAGATCATCGAAAAAGGCCATGTTCCATTGTGTAGAATCCTCGTAATTGATCGGGTGAGGAAGATCCAGATTCTTCTGAGCGAGTGTATAAAACCACTGCTCTCGTGCAGTCCCCATAATCTTTCGGAGGATTGTTAAGAACTTCCTGATCAAACTTATCCAATCTCTTCACCTTCCATGACATGCCTGATACCAAGGTGAAGAAGCCATAGGGCGTCTTTTGACATCATGGAAGAAGAACGGACAATAACATTATCGTCCGAGTCGAAGAACAAAATAAGAATTCCGCTTGGCTCTTCGGCCTTTACTCGTTCAAGAGTATCCTGGACCTTCCTCACGCCATCCCCGGACGGATGGAAGGTTACTTCACGAATGTTAGACATTGCCTGCTCCGGAGTTATTCTTCCGGCATCCTGCCTCACTTTGGCTAATCTAGCAAGCGGATTGTTTCATTCCTCGGAGTGTCGGTCTCCTCGGCTCCCTTCATCCGCAATCGCCTTGTTCCAATTTGCAATAGCTAATCTCAATCTATGGACACCATCATATTCGGCCAGCACTCTTTGAGCCGCGATTGCCAAATCATCACCGGCTTTCTTCAACGCTTTATTATCAGCGATTACCATCTCTTCGAGTGTCATTTCCATACCCTCTACCCAACAAAGCCCAAAGGAGAGCGCCGAGACCTCAAAAAGATCCTCGGGAAGTGTTCTCGCAAACTCGTCACCCGCCTTGAGTAGCATCGCCCTCCGAACCGTGCCGGTGATAGGCTCGTCGCTCAGTTGCAAATAACCGATTCCGTCGTCCATTCTTTCTGGTGGGTGGTTCGCTCGCATTGGAAGCTTGAAAAGTTGACCATGCGATTCTGGCCGCTGACAACTCCAACTCGCTGATCATAGTATCGCTCCTCGCGCAGGCCATGGGGTCTAAGCCTAGTATAGCAGGGGCGGGGTCGGCTGACCAGTGCTGATGTTCTTGGGCTTGTGGGAAGCGGGGAGATGGTGACTTACAATGTAAGTCATTGCCTCTACGTTGGCTTTTGCCCTTATGATGATCTTGGTCTCATCCTTTTCGGTGTCGCATGATGATCTTTATGGTGAAATCTGTAATTGTTGGTGGTGAGAGTGGAGTGGGCGGGGTCCCATACCGTGGGTGTTGCATAAATGCCATAGGTGGGGTGGGGTCCCAGGGCGACCCGCCACCACAGGGCATGGCAGCACAGGGCATGGCATAGGGGCAGGGCAGGGCAGGGCAGCCCCCACAGGGCATGGCATGGCACCACAGGGCAGGGCAGGGCAGGGCAGGGCCACAGGGGCAGGGCAGGGCCACAGGGCCACAGGGCAGGCTCTACATGGCAGGGCAGGGCATAGGGCAAGGGCTATGGCCCAACCGAGCGATGGACCCCTAGCAGGGACCACAGGCTCTTGTGCGAGGGACTGACGTTTTTTTCTCCATAAACGACATTTAGTCCTTGTGTGCATAAGCCAACCCGGCTAGTCTACATACATGGCAGGGCAACAAGGCGCTCCTGCCAAGGGCTACCTCCCCCGCAAGGGGTAGGCGCATAGGCCCAACGACCGATAGGTCCAGTGGCCCCCGAATGGGGGGGCCGCAACGCGGGGAACGCAAGGCGTTTGATCCACTCCCGCACTGGCTCTGGTTTTCGGCGGCAGGAACAGTTCCAAACATGCAGTATGCCATGACCCCGACTATGGGTTATGGTGTTGCTTGCCCTAGTGGCCCCCAGATAGGGGACCTCTAGGGCAGGTAATACCGCCTGCGATGAAAGGAACTTACTATGGCACAAGCACAGAAAACCACCCGCAATACCACGCGCAAGACCAAGCCCAAAGCGGCAATTGTTGAGACCAAGGTCACCGAAGCCGACGCGGCAGAAATTGCCATGTTTGCCGAGGCCGATGCGATGAACAAGCGGTTTGACGCAGACCGGGACTTTCAGGCCAAGATGGCAACCACGATCAAAGGTTGCTCGTCCAACACCCAGAAAGCCAAGCCTCAGCGCAAGATGTTGCGGAAGATCGCCAAGATGCACAATCACCCCGGAACGGGTCTGGGCATCAAGCGCTGGCACCTCTACCGCGAGGGCATGACCTTGCAAGATGCGAAGGTTACTCCCGGCCTCACTCACCTGGACATCACGTTCTGGGAGAAGAACGAGTTGGTCACAATGGTGGATTGCACCGACGCAGAGTACGACGCGGCGATCGCCGAGTGGGAAGCCTCCAAGCCCAAGAAGGTTGAAGAGGCTCCCGCCGAAGCGGAAGCGGCATAAGATAACGGGACAGGCGGAAACGCCTGTCCCGCCCTACTGTTTCTCCCTTGTTATGTCGCCAATGGAGGCGGCATTATTTAGGAGAAAGACATGTCTGAACAACTGATCCAAGAGTATCTTGCCAATGGTGGCAAAGTCACATCTTGCCTCCGGCTCACGCCAAGGGCAACGAGGATTCCAGAGGAACAAAGCAAGCGGTGAAGAAGCAAGACGCGACTACCGAAAGTCACGCGCCGAGCGTTGTGTACAAGAAGACTGAGCAATCCCTGCATGACAATAGCCCGCCCTCGCGAGAGGAGGCGGCATTATTTAGGAGAAAGATCTATGATGTTCATTGCATTCTGTCTGGTGAACGGTGTCGCTTCGGCGACAGCAGACACTTGCCCTCATGACTACGATGTGCTTGCACCTTGCGAGTATGAGGATAGCGCGGATTGCTATTGGGACGCGGCCAATCGTGGCAACGGACTCGGCAACTCGTTTGTGGATATTGACGGATTGCTATTCTCGTGGGATGGCAAAGCAAATTAAGGAAACGGAACTATGGCACATAAGCCCGCCCCTCGCGAGAGGAGGCGGGCTTTCTTTTGATCTTCGGCGACGACCCGAGTTCTGTCTCGGGTTGAGTGACCGAGTATTTCAGTTCGTGATCTCTACGGTTCGAGAAAGACAGTTTACCATTTCCTGCCGCCGACGATCATTCGGAGTTTGGCTCTACCTCTTGGGCTTCACCCTCAATCACCTCTCCATCGCCAAACCGCTTGGACCAGTCATCAATGGACTTGACCTCTGCCGGAGCGACCAACACTCCACCGGACACGTTCATATTGACGTCGCGCTTGTCACGATAACCTTCTTCCACCCGACGGGCTTCCATCTGGATGAGTGGGATGGGGTAGACCTGCTCCGTCGAGACCAGATTACCGTTGCGATCGTAACTCTCTTTGGTCGTGCCTTCAAACACCAGATTCTGGACGTGCTCAATCACACGCATCCGATACTCGTCTTCCGCTTCGAGACATGCCTCGGCGAAAGCTTGGTCTTTCGTGATCACTCGGCGGACAGCATTGGCGCTCACGCCGACTGCTATCGCGGCGGTCTTCAATCTTCCGTGATGCTCATACTCTTCCAGGAACTCGTCGTAGAGGTCGGGGGTGAACGAGCCCAAGGAAGAGCGAATCTTCACGACCTTGGTCCCGTCCAGCTGAGTGATTTCTTCGGCGATAAACCGTCCGGACTTGAATCCATTTCTCGGGCCAGTCGGCTGAGTTCGGTCGTCGCCTGTGAGAGTTCGTCTATCGGTTGTCATTGTGATACCTGTGCATATGCGAGATTGCGATCCAAGATCGCCCGTGTAAATTATGGCCCAAGTGAGACGTGAATGCAAGTCAAATGTTTCTGGTGATCTAAGTGGAGGCAGACCCGTTCAAACCTGACACGATATTTTGCAGCAAATTCAAGCTGTTACTCTACTTATTTTATATAATAATATAATAAAGTAAAGGAACTACTACAATTCTGCCAGCTTCGCCGCAGCCCCTCCCACTCTTGGGCTCCCCCTCCCCCGACAGCCGACAACCAACCACACGACAACCAACCACACGACAAATGACCCTGCGCCGCGTGTAGCTGGCAACTCGGCCCCCTGTGGTGCCACTACCTTGAACCCTTATTATCTAACATCTACGGCCAAAACACAAGGGAAACAAGCACTTGCACGAAGGCGAAGAGTGTTACATAATAGTCTTATAACCTTTCACACTAAGCCCAGGAGGCTCAAGACATGGCGTTCACCCCTTTAATTCGCCCAACAGAGAACAACGGAGTCCGTTTATATTATCGGCAGGCACCGAAGTTCAACCCGACGAAGTTCAATTCTCATGGTATTGTCAATATGGTGATGATGGTCAGGCTCTACCGCAAGTTTTATCACTTGGACTCAACAGTCACCATGTTACCAAAGGATCATCTCCATTCGGAGTTGTTCAGCAATGACCCTACATTCAAGATTCAACAGCTTGGTCGTGTATTGAACGCAGTCGTTCCCTATAAACTAGGATTCCAAGAGAACGCCCGCAAGTCAAACGGATACAAGGGAACCATGTGGTTTCGCTGGCAGAACAAACTGGAGATAGTCTATGGCCTTGAGTATTTCATGGCTACGACTTGGCTCCATCAGCTAT